TGGGACAGCCGGAACATTGCTATCAGTAACTGCAGTTTGATAGTATACAACTCCAGTTACTGTTCTTTGTCCTGGATCTCCTTGTGTGCCGCTTCCTTGTGTTCCTTGTTTTGCCTTTGAGAATCCTTGAACTTTTGATGCAGTAAAATTAGTTCCATCTGCAGTTTTACCTGTAATACTAAAAGTTCTTGTGGCCGTATCTGTACTATTTCCAATAGCTGTAGCGACACCAAAAGATACAGACTTTGATGCAGTTGTATTAGTTATATCTGATTGTGTATATGATGTGTCAGCTGCAAAACCACTACCACTTTCTGATACTGATACTTGGTATTCACCCTTATCAAGTGTATCAGTTGTAACAATAGGTGTAAGATCTGTAGCCCCTTCTTTAACTTTTACAGTACATTGAGAACCTGAAAAATCAGTAACAGCTCCATCTTTATCCGCTGTAAGAATAACATTATCATTACTTAAAGATACAGTAATTGCACTCGCTCCTGTAGCGCCATCTTCTACTACTTCAATACTTTCTGTATCTGTAAACGTTGCTCCTAGATAGGAGACACTACCCGTTACAGTAACTGAAGTTGCATTTGCTGCTAAATCTGAAGCTCGAATATATACTACATCGCCTGTAGTAGTTGTGCTACCACCGGTTGCTGCCGTATAGAATGTTGCACCACTCCAATTTACTGTTCCCGTAATATTTGTCTTTTTTGCAGTAATTTTAATAGCTGTTGTTTCCGCCGTAAAAGTTCCATCATTCTGTTTGACGAAAAGTTGATGTTCTGGAGATATACTAAATAAACTTGCTTCAACATATCTTGCAACAATAACAGCAGCAGACCAGTCTTGACCATCAGCGTTTGGATCAGCATCAACACCATCAATTGTGGCAGTATCTTCTGTCGAAATGGCTGCTGCACTTGTTCTCCAAACATACGGAGCGCTTGCAGTCGGAGCGGGCATTGTTTGGCTCCAGTTGTTAAAAGAAGAGCCTGAAGGCACCGACAGCCCCGGAGGATCAAAAGTATAAGTCAAATCCCCAGGAAGTCCTGGTGCTTGATTTTCTGTATTATTTGCTTGAAAAAGTTCTACAGTTGCACTATTAAGTCCATCGGCTCCCGTAAATTGAACCGCGGTTGTCCACTCTGTATTGGCAATATCATCAAAGTTTCCTGTTCCATTTGCAGTTGCTGCAACTATCCACAGCTGTCCTGAGGTTCCTAATGCCGCAAAAGCGGCATTTGCAGTGCTGTACCAACCTTCTTCTCCGTTTGCAAATATTGTATTGTCATTTGAATCAAAAGCAATCAAGCCTGTTGCTAAATTAACTTTTACATCTTTAAAATTTGTAGAGGGTTGATTCGGCTGATTAACCGATCTTTTATAAAGAAAAACTTGCCCAACCGTAGTTCCCTGCGTTCCGTCTTTTACAAGAGCAAAAGTTTGAGTAACTGACATACTTACATCAGTTTCTCCTCCGGGCATTCCTACAGTAATTGGATAAGTAATTGCTTCTGTATTTTCGAATGGAGCACCTATTTTTCCTTTAAATACATGATCTGGAATTAGAGCATGAGCCACTTCTCCAGAAGGCGTAGTAGTTGTTGGAGTACCAGGAACTATACCTAGATTATTAGACAATGCTTCCGTACTAGTAATTCCTGCAGTAGGAATAGTAAACTGACTGGAAGTAGGATCTCCAGAAGTTATGTATTGTAGTTTTGCAGCTCCTTTAAATACTTTTATTTGTGCACCAGAATTAGAAATAGTATCATCACTATTACTTATTACGTTTCCGTCATTATCACAGGGAACCACATGACTATCATTGATAAAGTTTATTGATATACCGTCATGCCCGGCACGCAAACCAAGAATATTATCTACATCTTTTGCAAATATTTTATCTGTGGGAGGCTCATTTGTATTAGTACCACTTCCAGGTGCTGTAGCTGTCCAAGTATCTGGCTTTTCTGCAACTTCTACAACTACACTTTTGCTACCTCCATTCTCATTTGCCCAAGTAAATGCATTATTTGCATGTAAAGTTGTTGGAACAGGCCAGTTAACACTGGCAATATCTCCGCCGGGATCAAACCAATCAGCATTTGAATAGTCATCTGATCTAACTACTACACCGCCTACTTTGAATCTGAAAATAGGATCTCCAAATCCTGGAGATGCTGTAGCAGTAAGTCGTATTTTTCCAGATCCTGCACTAGAAGGAGTGAAAGCAGGATTCGCTCCATTTGTATTGTAAAGAACATCATAATCTGAAAGCTCTAAAAAGACGGAACGACTTCCCTCTCCCGCAGCAACATCACCAACTTTTGCCAGTGTTATCGTTTCAGTAACTGTTTTATCTGTGTCTCCTTGATCTTCTTTTTCAACTACTACGACTCGTATTTGTATTGAAGCTCCGCCATCAAAAGGAATTGTGTTAGTTCCGTCCCAAATATCTACCTTATAAGTATATAATCCAGATGTTGGGTCTTGAAAAGTACCATCTTCAGCTCGTAAAGGCATGGGACTTCCAGAAGGTTCTGTATCATTATAATCAATTTTAAATAAAGGATCATCAAATCCAAATGCGGTAGCCGTAAGAGTAAGTTTATTAGGCGCCAGTGTTAGTTCTTCGTCTGGATTATATTGCAAAAAAGATTCATTTAAATCAAGAAGAAGACTTCTATCGCCCTGAAGACTAGGATCTATAGTTAGGAAGCTTTGGAATCTAAAAGCCCCCTTACCATTAGTTGTAGTATTTGCAACTCTGCCAATAATAACATCTTTTCTAAAATCTGGCGCATAGTTTTGAGTCCACAGTTGAATGGAGTCACTGGCTGCAAAAGTTTTAGTTACTTTTCTGTCTAAAAATAGTTCAGTATTATTTTTTACATAAGCAACTCGACCTGCGGATATTACTAAATGAATTGTTACAATTGGATTTTCAGTTACTATTGCTTCTTCTACTGTAATAGAAGTGGTACTAGGCTTACTGGCTACATGAAATCTTCCTGTATTGTCTGCTTGTGTGCCTGAAATTTCTATAGCAGACCCAATTTCTAAAGCGGATACCGTACTCGAATTTAAACCAGAAATAGTTTTTGTCCCAGAAGTAAAATTAGTTGTTCCAGTTTCAAGTTGTTTTGCAAAAACTATTTTATTTAAATTATTAAGAGTATTAAAGTCGTAACTACCGGAAGCACGAGTTATTTTATTGCTTCCTGCTGTAAAACTGACTGTTGCTCCAGAATTATTCCAATATTTAGCTAGTCCAGTATTTGAACTGTCCATAAAATGTTTTAGGTCATACCAGTAAAAGATTGCTAAATCTGGATCATATTTTGCATGAAGCAAACGAAAAGCAGGAGTTGAAGCAGAACTATCACTAGCTGCATCATGATCTAATACTACTTCGGCATATCTACTATTTGCTGTTGAAACTCCGGGCCATGTTACGCTTCGTAGAATATTTACATCAAGAGTGAAACTTGGAGTAAAAGTTATTGCGTCTTCTCTTCTAAAACGACTTGGAGCAATGACAGGATTTGTATCCTCTCTAAATTTAAATATTCCTCCTCGATAGGGCACCCAAGTGCTATCAGCAGTGCCTGGACTAATATTAGTTGCAGTGCCGCCAACGGGTAGATAGTAATACTCATTAGAAGAATTTAATACAATATCTCCAATTTTGTACCCCTCAGGATTACTGTTAGCATTATACATTCCAAGAGTTGAATCAAATACTCCTCTAAAGTTTCCACTCGCTGCACTTTCATTTGTTACGAATGGAATACTCGAAGCTAATCCCTCTGTCTGTATTCCTTTGTTTCTATTTACGCTATCATCAAAAGGATCTTCAACTACGTATCGAGAAGAAGTCCATGCAGATTTATGCTGAGAAACAGAAATAGCACGCACTCGAAACATATATGTGCCATCGGGCACATCTCTGAAAGAAATGCGTCTTGCATTTTTTCCTAAATTAAAAGTATTTTCTCTATCAGGAATCGTGTGTAAGATTTCAAAACTGTCTAAAAATCTACTTGTAGGCTTGCCGCTTGTATCAAACTCAGGATATTCCCACTCAATCGTTATTTCTTCGTTAGGTTTAGAAGCATTAGAGTTTTGAAGAATGAAAACATTAGAAGGAGCAGGAACTATAGCAGGTTCTGGAGCATAAACATCATCAGGAATATCTAAAATTGCATCAGGATCATCAACAAAAGCATATTTACTGTTTAAATGCTCTACCGCAGAGATACTGTAAATATTTTTATCGTTTTGTGCAATTCCTAAAATCTTGTAAAGATCAGGCGAGGATGTACTTGGCAGTCCACCAACTTTTGCGGTTTCTTCAAGCATCCATATAGAGCTAGCCTCTGGTATAGTCTCAAAGGTGCCATCTACAGTTATTTCTGTTTTTCCGGATACTACAGCAGAACTATGTACTGCTACTGTTTCGACAAAAGAGTATTTCTTCCAGTTCAGCTCAATTAATTGACCGCCGCTACTAGCAGTATAAGCATTTGCAGCTTTTTCTTTAGAGTCTATAACTCCAAGAGTTCTATTTCCGGAAGCAGCATCTCGTACCCAAGCTTTTAGTATTCTGTCTCCTCTTGTTAAAGTTTGGTTATCATTACTATTACCTGTTGCATGATCGACTGTAAGTGTGTCTTCACCTACATAGTAAGCAGCAGGTTTTGTTATAAGAACAGCTATCTTGTAGTTAAAAAGGGTGGTATCTAAAGCTACTTCACGATCTAAAGTAACAACATGCTTTCCACTAGTAGTGGTTGCAGAAGAAATACGCCCACTTAAAGACTTACCATAGCGTGCCGCATCTTGTACTTCAATTATATCGCCTGGCTTTAGAAATAAACCTTCAAAAGAAGTTTTAAAGGAGACAATTTCAGTTTGCCCTTGAGCGGTAAATAATTTCCATTTTCCATATCTTCGTGCTTGTCCCTCTGAAGTGCATCCAAAAGCAACAGCATTCTCTTTTACAATTCTACCGGAAGAAACAATATCATCTCTATCTTCTACAATAAGAGGTACTTTTTCGTAACCAATTTCTGGATTATTCCAAGTAACTACAACTTGATTAGTTCTTGTTTTTTGACCAGTACTTTCGTATGTAAACTCTCCATCAATAACATTTGCTCGTGAAAAACTATAAACAGGATCTCCTGGAGCATCCATTATTGTAGTTAATTGTCCATCCATCCAATATACTAAGGATGTAAATACAGTTGCCATGTCTTTTACAACTTTATAGACATCTGTAGCTTTTGAAAGATATAAGTTAGCTGTAAAGCGAGGTTCAAAGCCTCCCTTTCCATCCGGAACTAACTCATCGCAATATTTTGAGACTCGATATAAAGAATATATGTCTATATCGGATGTTTTTACCCACTCTCCTGCTCCAAATCGATCATTTGTAATAATATCTAAAAAGATCCATACAGGATTATTTGTATAGTAAAGTTCATCGGTTAAGCTACCATTCCAAAACTCTGGATAAGTAGGCACACTATAATTTGCAGTAGTTCCTGCATCATTTGTTTTGGCTTGTACAGCTCCTGAATATTCTCTAGGTTTGTATCCTTGAGGAACTTTTATTTTCATTCCTCGAACTTCATAACTTCTTTTTGGAATACCTGAGTATTCACGAGAGTCTAAAAATAATCCTGCGTGTGCTGTATAAGGATAAGAAAATTTATCCTTATTTATTGCAACTAGATTTGTAATTTGAGAAGTTGCATCGCCTTGATCTGTATCATGGTCAGGCGGTCGATTTCCTCCTCCTGACATTATCGCTCGTCCTTTATGTCTAGTCAGACGAAAAATTCGTATTTTAAAATCTACAAAAGGCTTGATAATAGATAAATCAATATAGTGCTCAAAAGAAATTGCGCTTTTATCTTTTCCTCGATGCTCAATGGTAGGTCTTCCGTCGCCTTCTGGTGTTTTAAAAACAGCTTTGTATTTTTCAAATGAATTTGACCCCGGAGCTTTTCTTGCAATCTGAAATAAATATTTTGCATGATTATGAATCTCATCGGCATTATCTTTTCGAATTGCTTGAAACTGCCCATACTGAATTGAAACACGAACTTCATCGAGAGTTGGAACCACACTATCTAAACTACCAAACAAACTGGCATTAATTTCTATTGGTTCAAGAGCACCTTCCGTGTCTATGCTTTGCCCTTCTGGATAATCTCCTGTTGGATGAACGAGAGTGCCGGTTAATTGGTCATCAGGATTTGCATCGTTCCAAGAGGTATAATTTATTTGTTTTAATAAAGGTGTCTTTAAAGCGGATACTTGTGCAGTATAAGAAACGCCTCCTCCGACACCATTTAATTCTGTAATAGGATCCTGGTAGGTATAGCCTCCTCGAAATTGTGCTACAAAATTATTGGATTGTGGTGGATCATCTACATCCACATCATCAGCACTACCAGGCTTAGAGCCTGATATAGTAAAGCAGTAAGTGCCTCCACCAGCAGTAGGGCCATTCGCAATAGTAATTACATTACTGCTAACATTAAAACTACTAATTTTTATACTTTCTAATACTTGTACTTTATAGGAAGAATTTGTTAGTTTGTTGTTCCAAGGAGTATAATTATCTTGAAAAGTTGGAATAAATTTAAGAGTAGAAGCAGAAGCAGAGCTAAACTGACCTTCCCCTACATACATTATATCATTTGTAACAGGATCTGCAAGTACAATAAAACGATCTTCAATTAAGGGCGGAGAACTTATTTCAAAACTAAAAACTCCCTGTAAATTAGTATTTCCTGAACCAGAAATAGTAATTGAATTTACAGAGTCTCCACTAAGAGTAGCTGTTGCAGTAACATTTGGAACAACACTACCTGATCTAATAACTTTTACACTTGGAGCAGTTGTATAACCAGTACCCCCATTTGTTATGGTTGGATTTGCTAAACTTCCCGCTGTAACTTTAATTTGATCAGCAGCAGTTGCCGTTTGATTAAATGTTCGATAAACTGTACTAAAATTACTTGCGCCTGTAATTGTTAGTTCTCTATTTTGATAAGAGTAAGTCGCTGAAGATTTTAAAATACCTTCATTTCTTATAAGTAAAAAAGTATCATTTTTCGGAACACCATTATTTTCAGTAAAAGAAATAGGTAAAGCAGGTACTATATTAGAGCCAGTAGTATCACTACTACTCGCAAAATCTATTTTAGCATTTACAGGAGTCCATGGAGCATCGGGATCTAGATCTTGTACCCGTTGACCATTAAAAAATATAGAAGAATCTCCATAAACAAGACCCTCAATTGGGCCTTCACAAATTGCATCGTGAATAAAAATATGTTGTTGATTACTTTTTACGGGCTCAGCCATTTATATTTTCCTATTAACGCATAGAAACTGCAGAGTAATAGCTGCCGCTTCCAGGATACCATCCATACCCACCATTTGAGTAGTAGTTACTATAAACATTTTCTTTATTTCTTAGTTCAAAGCCAATTGGTCTACCAGGAACTCGTAGTTCTCCATAAACAACAGGAACAGGATCCCCTTCTAAAACTGTTTGTTCAGCTCCTCTGAATAAGTATGAGCTTTCGGGAGTATTTTCAGGTATATCCATTGAAGGATCGGGGGCCATCAACTGCTGAATGCCTGTTAGTGCTAAATTTAGTGCTACACCTACTGCTAGCATACCCCAACCACTTAAACCTGCTGCTAATCCTGCAAACATGCCGCTGCCGGTAGCACCCGCACCAACTGCCCAGCCTCCAGCCGCAAATGCACCACCAACAGCCATTGCAGCTATAATTACAACCGCCACTAGAATTTTTGCAAAAGCACTTTTAGAACCCGCAGGCTGTGGAGATATAAATACATCTCCTTCATCCATTTTTAAAAGTAACTCTTCATTTTCTTGTAACGGATTTTCACCAACTTTGCAAATAAAACCTACATCTTTTTCATGACAATCAATTAAAAATTTATGCAGTTCTGGAAAGTTTGCATTTAAGCATCTCCAAACATCTGCAACTGACTCTGCATAAATCGTAAATTCTGAGCCAAACTTTTCTGCAAGTGATCCTTCTAAATATACTTTACGCTCCATATCTATAAACTCCTACTAATGCTTTCATCCAAAATTTATTTAAAGGCTCTCTACAGGACAGTCTATTTTCTGCATGATGAAAAAAATTATTATCACCAATATATACTCCACAGTGATCAGGTACATTATGTTTTACTTTAAATATTAAAACATCATTCTTTTGAACCTCTTCCATAGAAACTTTTTTGCCGCCCCACTTTTCTATAATTTGATCAGAAAAATAGTCAATATCTTTATCCCACCAATTGTCTTCAAAAGGAACCCTGGGAGGTATTTCTATGTTTTTTGATTTTAAATAGTCTCTCATAGCTTCAAAGCAGTCTCTTACGCCAAATTCATATTCTCGTCCAACTAAAGGATAACTTTTTTTCTCCGGCTCTAAAATATATAAATCCATTTCTGGATAACTAAAAATCCAGTAAGGTATTCCTAAAGCATTGCAGTTGTTTATATCTGCAGGGCTTGGTTCATTGCTTGCATCTGGATGATTATGCACAATTGCAAATATATCGCATTGCTTAACTATTTCAAAATACTCGTCAGATGATAGTATAAAATCATCTTCATTTTCTGCTACATTTGTACAAGGAAACCATTTCTTTTTTCCTTGTACAATTCCAATAATGCCACAAGCCTCCCTGGGATATGAGGCTTCAAAGTGTTGTTGTATTTCTTCAATCATTACTTAAACTTACGACTTCCAGGAAATCCTCCAAAAGGTAATCCACGATCTGTGTTTTGATGAACCGCATTTGAGCTTCCAGAACTTTTAGGATGAAATCTACATTTACAAGATTGTACAGTTTTGCCGCAAACATCATTTGCTTGTGTAGTAGGGTTGTTATCTATATCAAACCAAGGGCCTAATCCCCAAGTTCCGGGGTGTGCTGTATTATCTGCTGCGACAGAACCTTCTGCTCCAGCATTTGTTGGGTCTCCAATAACATAATATCTCTGTCCGCCATCTACTACTACATCATTAGTATTATAAGTTGTGCCTTGAGCAAAATTTCCTCGAGTAGTATATCCAGTTGATTTCCAAGGGCACCCAGATTTTACAGAACCACTTACTGCTCCTTTATACTCCCAAGGACAATACTTTCCTATAACATATCGATTTGGAACTTGCAAACCTTGTACATCCAAAGGATTTGCTAACTCAAACTGTACTAATATGTTATTTTCTGCGGATACTCTATCAAATACGAACTTCTGCTCTGGAAATTCTATTGCAGTTGGTGCTTGATTCTCCGTATAAATTCCTGTACCCGTTCCAGTTTTTGTAGCATGATCATATGGATACCATCTTAATGTGCCTGTGCCATCATTAGCCCTTACAAAAGTATTTTTTAGTAAAGTTTTTCTATAGGTTACTATTGAACCTAAAACATCTTCATTTTTTGAAATGTTTAATCCTTGAAGAATCGCATCAATATTTGTTTCCTCATCTGTAGCGGGCACTGTAGAAGGAGTTAAAGTATCATCATAATCAGTTATTCTTGCAATAGCCGCAACGTTTGCAACACTTAAAGTTGGTCGAGAAGCTGCTCCCGTGTTATCAATTGAAATTCCTTCTATTTGTATGGGACAAGCTAAGTAGTGTGCCCAAGTTGTTGTTCCACCTGTTTCATAGGGCATCCATAAATTAAACTCATTAGGATCCTCTAAACCATCAGTTAAATGAAGCAGTTCTGTTTGAATAGCTCCATTCGAGTCTTTATATTTAAGTTCTACATCAAACAATTCAATAAATGCATCATCTAAAGCTGTTTTCTGTACTGTATCAATTAAATCTGTCATTTTACTTAGGGCTCGTATACTCTTCGTAAATTTGAAGTAACAGAAGCTACTCTATCAGTAACATAGTTTAAAGTGTACCCCTCACAAACTACTTTTATCGTTTCATGAACATCTGTAGGGTTTGCACTTTCTACATCTTTTGTGTTAGTAATCTCTAAAGTAAAACTTGAACCTCTTTTTAAATCAAAAAAAGCAGCAATTAAATTTGCTTCTTTATAATCTCTATTTTTAAAAGATAATCCAAAAAGTTCCTGTTTACTATTAATTCCATCCACTGCTCTTTGTTCATATCCATCCCCAAACTTTGCCATAAGAAGAGAAAATTCGGTTTGTCTGTTTAAACCTCTATCTGCAGTTACAATATAAGTATCTTCTGTTTCTCGAGCAGGAGTAGCAGCACCCAAAAGAGTATTTAAGTCCGTGTGAGCTAGTGTGAATTGATATTTTGTAGTTGCCATTATGCCGCTCCATAAGGATTAAGAATGCCGCCCGAACGTTTCTGATTTTGCAGCTCTTTCTGTACAGCGAGCGCAATAGCATTTCCTAAGTTCGTACCTTGTTGACTATCTCCAGAAGCAGTTTTAGAATTTGCTGTTCCTTCTGCCATGGTTACGTTTACAGTTACATTATTTGTTCCCCCTGTATTTCCTTGTAAGTCAACAGGTATGGAACGATTGTTAGGTAGAGGTACTACGGCTTCTGTACCGTGAAGGACTGCAGGATACCCTCTATCGGGGCCGGCAGCAATTCCTCCACGTGAGTAGCCATCCACTACTCCACCATGACGGAACATTCCTCCAACACCACCGAATCCCGCTCCAAAACTCATGCCGCCGCCGGTACCCCCGGCTGCTGGAGCGGTACCACCTCCAAATCCAAAACTAGAAAATAAAGCGGATGAAACTATTTGTGCAACCAACATTTTTGCTATCATTTGTGCGATTGCTTGAAGGACGGCTTTTGCCATACTAAGAAATGCTTCTTTTGCTGTCATTGTTCCCGAAATTAAGCCCTCTATTCCTTGTTCCATGGAACTAACCATAGTATTTGAAATATTTATTAAACCTTCTTGTATTGTTTGTTGCATATGCAAAACTTGATGTTTCTTTCTAAGAGATTTTGTCTCTTCTTCACTTAAATGAATACCCTGATCTTTAAGTGCTATGATTTCTTCTTGGACAGCTCGCTCTACGGGACTAAAAGAAAAACTTTGAAGTTTTAAAGCATTCATTTCAATTTGCCTATCCATCTCTGCGAGACGTATTGGCACAGCTTGCTTTATTATATCTAATTCTTGCCTTGCTAAAGCTAAGGCTTCTCGTTTAGCCGCAACATCTGCTTGTGCTGCAGCTAATGCTTCTTTATCGAATGTGGCGGTGCCTCTTGCTGCTTCAAGCTCATCTCGAGTAGTTTCTGCCGCTGCTAGATTTGCGGTAGCAGTAGCTACTCCCTGTCTTCCTTCGATTAGACTAGACTCTCGTTTTGCTCTGCCTGCACCAATAAAACTTGAAGAGAACGTAGCAGTTCTATCTGCTTCTCGTTGTGCTGTAGCAAGTGCAGTTTGCTCGTTTAGAGCAGCTAGTTGTATTAAACGAATTTTTTCTGCCAGACGAACCTGCTCTTCCATTAAAGTAATTCTTATTTGTTCAAACTCATTTTGAGACCTTGCTATCTTCTCCGCCTGCTCCGCATTAGCTACCGCGGTTCGTGCCGCCTCATCAGCTGCAACATCCGCACCTTCTACCAATTGATTCTGCCTAAACTTAGCACGATTTACAGCATCCTCAGCAGCTAATACTTTATTTGTAGAAGATAGTCTATCAAGCCCAAGATTTATTAATTTTTCTTCTTCAGTTCTACCAAGAGTTTTTTCTTTAGCAATCTTTCTTTCATTGGACATTACCTCATCGTTTATTTCTACTATTCTCTCGGCTAGTTTTTCGGTTGCCGCTATTCGAGTTTTATTTAGTTCAACAGCTTTTGCGCCTGCATCACGTGCGTTTTTATCTGCTTCTGCTTGAGCGATGATTGCATTTGAAGTATTTATTATCGCCGTTTGAAGTTCTATTTCTTCTTCTACATTTCTTAGTGCTGATCCTTTACTATACCTCCCTGCGCCCTTCTGTGCTTTTGGAAGTCTTTTCCGTGCTTCCTCTAGTTTCTCTTCAGCGACCGCTTTTCTTTCTGCTGCAGCTGCCGCTGCTTCTGCTGATCTTGCGGCACCCACCTCTAATGCTTCTTGTGATTGTGCTAAGTCAGTAGTTTCTTTATTAAGGGCTTGCATCAGTAGAACTGTTGGATTTAAGGCTTTCCCACCAACATTTCCTAATGCTAGCATTTGTGCTTCTACATCTAAAAGATTTTGACGAAATGCAGTAGTAGATGCTCCTGCATTCATAATTTTTTGTGCCATAGCAACAAGTGGATCTGTTTGTGTAGAATCTGTAAAGTCTGTTACATTTTTTGCTGCTTCAGCAAACTCAGGACTTATCTTACCTAAAGCAGTTATAGTATTTTGTAGATTGTCATTAACTTCATCAAATGAATCTGCCTCTCTTAAAGAACCAAGTTCTTTAAATTTATTTACTAAATCTGCTGATTGAAAAGCATTTCCAGCAGCTATAATTCTTTCCGAAGCGGTTAAAAGATTAGGGGCTGCTTGCACTTGTGCAGTTTTTTCTAATTCTTTATTTAGCGTTTGTAATTTTTCAGACATTTCATCTGCTCGGGCATTTAAAGCAGCTATAGAAGACTCAACAGGAAATAAAGCTTCTGCCATCTGTTTAAAAACATCTACCAACAGTAATCCAATTCCTATCCACCCTGCTAAAGAGAATAGACCACTAACCATTCCTGCAATTCTACCAGATACTGCTGCTATGCCGCCGGACAGTCCTGCTAATGATTTTTTTGCAGAAACTACATACATTTTAACATCTAGAGTTCCTTTTTTCCAGACACTCGCGTGTTGTTTTTCATACCCTTTTAAAATTGCCACTCGTTGAGTATAGGAACTTCTTAAGTCTGCTACCTGTTTTGCATTTGCACCCTTAAGTTTTCCGCTTATGACCACTCCATGTTGCTGAATTTGTTTTTCAGCATTCTTTAGTACTCTATCTGCGTTAACTTGAGCAGTTCTACTTGTTGCTCCTCCTGTTAAAAAGTCTGCTGCGCCTTTTCCGTCTGCTTTTCCTCTTTTAAGGCCCAACTGATCTGTAACTCTTCCAGCATCTTCTTGTTGATTTTTTAATGCTTGATCTCTATCTGCATCTAAATTTTTAAGAGTTTTTCGTAGTCCGTCATATTCTTCGTCTAGCTCTTTAATTTTATCTTGTTGCAGATCAAAAGTTTCTTTTGACTTTTCTTTCCACTCGTCAAAACTAGGTAAAATGGATTTAATAATTGGAAGAGCAAATAGTCCAAGAGCTGCAGTAAGACTTAAAGTTCTTTGAGATAAAAAATCAAAGATAGGAGTAAGTGCTCCTATTACTCCTTGTTTTATAGAGTTAATTAAAGATTCAAAACTCACTAAAAATTGATTTAAAGATGCTGCAGTAGGATCCATAATCTTTTCAATGGCTCCAAATTTTCTTTCTGCTTGTTCTAAAACATCATTTGCAACAGCCTGAGTTCGTTCTAGCTGTGTTAATTCTTTTACAGGTTTATTGAGCACTCTAGCATACTCTTCTGTGGCGTCTGCCAGACGAAGTGTAATACCTAATTCATCTAAAAGTTCAGGTTCTGCTTTAGTTACACCACGAATCAATCGATTAAAAGAGTCTGTTAAGTCTCGTCCAAGTGCAAAAGAAGCATTTTTTGCAGCATTTCCTAATTTATCTAACTGAGTGGGGTTTAAGCCTGCAGCAGTACCTATCGCTGCTGCTCTTGCTGCTTCAGTGTAGCTTATTTGTCCATCAGTAGCTTCTCTTATAGAGTTAGTTATAGTCTTATAAGCAACACCAGTAGCTGCTCCTAATGCTTCTTGACCAGCAATAAGATTTTTAACTTCACTTGCAGATTTTAAAAATTGAAACGCAGCACTTACAGCAAATACTTGAGCTGCAAGAGTTGCATAGGCAGGCACAAGACCTCCAGAGATGCCTTGTGCCATTTTTGAAAAGTTTTTAGTGCCATTTGCAGACTGTTGAGAAGCGCCTTTCATTCTGCGATCAGCAGTAAGTGCAGATTCTCCAGTTTTATCTAAGGCTAGCCCTAGTTTTTTCGCATTTACAGCTACACGTTTTGTAGTACCCTGATCGTCTACAACTACGTCTATAAAAACCTTATTTTTTGCCATTAGCCACGCACATTATGGGTGTAAGTTTTACCACCCCCGGCAGATTTTGCTTTTCGTTCTTCTGCTTTTCGTTTTTTGTCTGCTTCTTCCATTCTGTATTTTACAAGATGCCCTTCAAGCATTTTCATAAATAAAAATACTGCTTGTCTATCTACTACATCATGTAATTTAAATATATATTCTAAATTGTCCCAGTTTTTACCTAAGTAAGTTCCTGACATACCATCCCAGTTATCTGAAAGACAAGAAAACATAAAAAATGCCACTTGAACTTCTTCGGGAAACTCCGAGGGCTCGAGCGGCATTTTGGTCGGGTCTGGTTCTTGTCCTAGCTGGTCACATAAACGCAGGTATTTTTCTACGTCTAGCTGCTCGGACTCTCTTATGTAACGTTCAAGTAGCTTATTTACTTCAGCTACTTGCTGCTGGTAAAATTTTCAAGGTCACCCACCGTTTCAGTCACCCAACTATCCATATCAGCAGAGTTTTTCATAAGAAGTTCTGAATTTTCTTGAGTATAAGGTAAACAATCGTCCGGTTTAAGCTCAGAAATATCGACCAAAAGAAGCTCTTCTAAGTATCGAAATTTAAGTCCTTTCCACCCTTTAATTACTGCTTTACAATACTCTACCAAAAACTTTTCTTCGTCTAGTTCTTCTAACGGTTGTCGTGTTTTTCTATCAAACTTAGTTGTTACGCATCTTTTACGTAACTTTAGTAGCTCCTCTCTTGCTAAGTAACAAAGATCAACTGTCATACCTTCGTAGCCAGGAAAATCTAAAGTTACCGTTTTACTTGGAGTCATGAGACTCGCGAGAGAAACAGGAGTTTTATCAGTCATGTTGTGTTCCTTAAAAAGTTATTGGACATTTATAACACATATTATAGCGAAGGTCAGCTGATATGTCAAGAATTATTTTTATGACCTGGAAAGAAAAAACCCGCCGAAGC